GTGACCAAGCGTTCGCCGTAGCGCAGCAGCAACTGGGCAAGCCTTACGTCTACACCACCGCAGGACCGGACACCTTCGACTGCTCGGGCCTGATGCAGTACTCCTATTTGCATGGTCCTGGGTGGGATATCGGACGTGACACCAACGCCCAGTGGAACAACCAGACCAACCTCAGCACGGTATTCGACGCCGTGAATCCTCTCCCGAACCAGGGTGACAAGAACAGCTTCACCATGGAGGTCGGTGACCTCATTCTGTACTTCACCCCTGGGAACAGTGGTGAGAACGCTCACGTCAGGATGTACGCCGGGGGCGGGACCATGATCGAGGCCCCTTACACCGGCCAGGTGGTCAGGATCATTCCCCAGGATCTGGTAGGTGACCCCAACGAGCCGTTCCGGGGCATTAAACGGCCTACAGGTGGAGGAAGCTCAGGAGGCCCTGCCGGTAGCGCCGGGGGAGCAGGAGCCGGTGGGGGTGGCGGATCCAATACCAGCCAGGGATCCGGTCAGCAGGGTGGTCCTGCTGTCGGCAAGCTGATCGACCCCAAGTCTGATGAGGCCAAGAACCTCGCCATTGAAGATCTCCCGGACCCCCGTAACAACCTGCCCTTCTCGGCCATGTTCATGGGATCCAACGCTGCCCAACAGGGTCAACAGCTAGGCGGCGGCTTCCGGGTTAACTTTGGCAACGTCGGCCCGATGAGGGGGACGTTGGGACAGTCAACCAATGTGAGCAGCACCCTGGTGCGAGGCGGCATGGTGGAGTTGCTGGCGAACGTGGGTGACACCAGCAGCACCGACCCAACCAATGTCAAGCTCACTCCTCGCAAAGGTGGGCAGTTCGCCTGCTACTTCATGATGAACCCTTCATCCATCGCCACTGATTGCGCCATGAATGTGGACGTGGCGGCTCCCTCCCAGGTGAATCCCACGGCCATGCAGCAAGGTGCCTACTGGGTACAGAACCAGACCATCAGCTTCTCGCTGATCTTCAACCGTATGTACGAGGTCTGGCAGGGCAACGTGAAGGGACCGAACGGTAAGGCTGGTCCTTCTGACATCGGGTGCCGGTGGGACATCCGGGCTATTGAGCGGCTCATGGGCATCTACGACGCCAAGGCTGACTATCCCGGTACGAAGTCTTCTCAGAAAATGTCGGGCCAGACAGGACTGGGTACCTATGGTGCAGGCGACCGGCCACCTCAAGGGTTGTCCCTCCAGGTGGTGTTCGGTGGGCCGAACTCCATCCAGTTCCAGGGCATGATTGCTAGCTTTGACTACACCTACACCATGTTCGATCACAACATGGTGCCCATCGAGGCTCAGTGTGACATCCAGATCATGCGGATGTACCTGCCCAACCTCTCCAGTGCGGACATTGTGAACCCGCTCATCACCCAGATGGGCCAGGCCGGGAACCTGACCTTCCCATTTGCCAACCAGGGCAGCTTCAACAACGGTGTGGTAAGGACCAAGGGCACCGCTGGTGGCATCGCCAAGGCAGGGATCTGGCTGTGATCCTCTCTGGCTCTCGCTACATGGGTCAGCCCGTAGTGGCAGTGACTGATGCGGACGGTGATTCAAATGCCACCGTGTACGGGGGGCCACCCACTGGAATCCCTGGTTCCTTCTACTACTACACGGTGATTCAGGGCGACCGCCTGGATAGCATTGCCAACAAGGTCTACGGCGTTCCCGACTATTGGTGGAAGATAGCTAATGCCAACCCTGAGATCTTCTACCCAGAGGTCTTGGCGACTGGTTCTGTCATAAGGATCCCGGCATGATCGCCGCAGGGGCTTACCCCGTCTTCGACCCAGGTGGCCTTAAGAAGCAGAAGCAGGTCAACTCGGTCAAGGTGATGATGACTGAGGGTATGCATGACACTGCTGTCATCACGCTGCGCTCTGAAGCCCTTGACGTGCCAGAGCTTCAGCCAGGGACGCCGGTCAAGATGCAGTACGGCTGGCTGGGCGCTGATCTGGATTGGTTCTACGGCTATATCGATCATGTCGACAACCACTACGACTATGCCATCCCGGACGGCAGTACTTACGAGGACGTGGTCTGTCTGGGGGCCAGCTATTCCCTGAAGGATCCTTACGTCGGAGCGTGGGCACACGCCCAAGCTTCCACCCTGGTCAAGATGGTGGCGAACAAGTACTTCCTCTCGACGGTGGTGGAAGACGACGACACCATCTGGCCCAACCTGACCTGGCCGGGTGATTCAGCTTGGTGTTTCTTGATTGACCTGGCTAACCGTACCGGCTACAGCCTGGCTTGCAACCAGACCACTGTCCGTTTCAACTCTGTTGACCTGGGCCTGCGTCGATATGGCCCCACCATGCCGATATTTAGGAGCCGCAGGGTGGCCCCTAACTTCCTGGATCAGAGTATCACTCGCTTCCAGACCCTCCAGGGTGAGTCCCTTCCTATCTCGGGCGGCACTAAAGCGTTGCGTCAGATCAATGGCGTGGACATGCGTACTGGCACCATTGTGGGCGCTATCAACGACGGTCAGAAGCTGCCCAGTCAACTGGGAACCAACGTGGTCTACCCCTTCTTCGGCCAACAGGTTTCTGATCGAGTGGCGGTCAGTCAGGGACATGCAAACGACATCTTGAATGGTATGGCTCAGCACAACCGCTTCAACTACACGGCTTCGGCCACACTGAGCGGACTCACTTCGGTCAAGCAGGGCACACCCATCGTTATCAAGGGCATCGACTCTAATCAGGATGGTGTCTGGTGGGTACAGGAGGTCACTCACAAGATCGTGTCGCAGGGTTACAGCATGGATGTGATGCTGGGCAGTGACTCACTGGGTGACAGTGGTATGCGTCCGGTGCAGAAGACAAAGGTGGCTTACACGCCCACGAATCCCTTCTCTTACAGCATCACCAACGTCCCGGAAACCAAGCTCATCAACAACCGCTGGAGAGCGGCCTACCAGTTCAATGTCGATATCTGTTAGCCCTTCGCCGCAGCGAGCCACGTACTCCGGGGTCTATCCGGCCCAGGTGTACAACGCCAGTGATCCGCAGCAGCAGCACCGGATCCAGATGTACATCCCTCAGATCTTTGGCACCACCCCGGTCAGGATCTGGGCACCTTGCTTGTCCCAGGTGACCTCGACACCCAAGGTGGGCAGCTTGGTGTGGTGTCTCTTCCAAGGTGGTGACCCCGGCTTTCCTACCTACCTGCCTCAGACGGCGGGTGGCGGGGGAGCGGTCGGTGCGACTGGCCCTACTGGACCCACAGGTGTCCAAGGTCCACCGGGAACGCCAGGGTCCGCAGGCCCCACTGGCCCCGCAGGACCGGCAGGAATCCCAGGACCAACAGGGCCTTCTGGTGGACCGCCCGGTCCCACGGGTGCTACCGGGCCTGCTGGTCCAGCGGGGGCCACTGGTGCCGCAGGAACTCAGGGTTTGCCGGGAGCCACTGGTGCCGTAGGGCCGACTGGTCCGACTGGAGCGCAGGGACCAGCCGGTGGACCCACTGGGCCGACTGGTGCTACGGGGGCACCTGGCGCTGCTGGTGCCTCCTATGTGCAGAGGCTGGTCGCTCCCACCGTGGCGGGATCGCCGTACACGGTCACTCACAATCTGAACAACCTCAACCCGTTGGTTCAGTTGTGGGACGCCGTCACCGGGATATTCCTTCAGGCCGAGATTGTCATCATCAACACCAACACCATAAGGGTCACGTTCTACAGCACTCCACCCAACGATGTGAACGTGGTGGTGGCTGTGGGGACCGGCGCACCCGGTCCTACGGGAGCGACCGGAGCCACTGGTCCAGTTGGCCCTGCTGGAGCAGCGGGAGCGACAGGAGCTACTGGTCCTACTGGACCGACCGGTGCCACAGGTGCAGCCTCGACAATACCTGGGCCTACTGGTGCAGTCGGACCCGCAGGCCCAACCGGTGCGGCAGGAGCTACAGGAGCGGCTGGTGCGACAGGCCCAACTGGAGCCGCCTCGACGGTGCCTGGCCCTACGGGTCCAACCGGGCCTCAAGGCATCCCTGGGTCACCCACACCTACAAGTAACATGCGGGCCTATCGGACAACAGCCGGGACCATTCCTACCACCTGGAGTCAAGTTCGTTACGACGCTATCAACTGGGACACTGACAGCGCATATAGCACCAGTACTGGTGCTTACACAACCCCTAGGGCCGGTTACTATCTGGTCGACGCTCAGATCCAGGCCCCAGCCAGTGGTAACCGTCAGCAAATAGGACTTGCTCTCTATCTCAACGGTGTGATGGTCGCTGATGGCATCACCGGGTTTTCTGGCAATGCCGGTGATCAACTGTCGATTGAGGTCATAGACACGCTGCAATGCGTGGTTGGTGATCAGATCACCTTCCAGGCGTATGCATCTGCCACCCTCAACGTCAGCACCGGTACCAACAACACCTTCGTCACTATTGACCTCGTCGGTGGAGGTGGTCCTACTGGTGCGGCTGGTCCTACTGGTCCCACTGGAGCTACGGGTGCGGCTTCTACTGTGCCAGGCCCTACCGGTCCTGCCGGTATAGCTGGTCCGACTGGACCCATTGGTCCTGCTGGCCCTACTGGTCCTACGGGAGCAGCTTCCACCGTGGCAGGCCCCACCGGACCTACTGGTGCTACTGGCCCCATAGGTGTGACTGGCTCAACTGGAGCGACTGGTGCTGCCTCTACCATCCCTGGTCCCATCGGGCCAACTGGGCCTCCAGGGATTGCTTATCACCAGACCATCACCAGTCCGACAGTGGCCGGGTCTCCCTACTACATCACCCACAGTCTCAACTCCACCTCTCCCCTGGTGCAGTTATGGGATCTCGTAACCGGTCAGCTTCTCCAGGCTGAGGTAGCGGTGATCGATGCCAACACTGTCAGTGTGACGTTCCGAGTTACGCCTCCAAACAACGTCAACGTGGTGGTGGGTGCTGGAGTAGGAGCAGGAGGAGCGACCGGGGCAGCGCAGACATTGGGTTACACCTACTCCCAGGCCAGTGCTGCCACCACCTGGACGATCTCGCATGGCCTCACCTTCATGCCCAATGTGACCGTGGTCGACTCCACCGGGAATGAGATCTTTCCTGGCAATGTGCAATACCCCAACGCCAACACCGTGCAACTGACCTTCTCGGCTGCCGTAGGCGGTTCGGCATATCTGAGTTAGGAGCAAGCCATGCCAGCATTTTATGGTGCCGTCGATCTCGTCAAGAATGAGATTCGTAACGCTGTTGTCCAGAACCTGGGATCGGCCCCGGCCTCGCCGCTCAAGGGCCAGATCTACATGGACACCACCACCAACAATCTCTTCTTCTGGGACGGCACCGCCTGGCAGGGGACCAAAGGCGTGGCGGTCAATCCTGCTACCACCGTCACTACCCAGGCTGTTGGTGATGCCGCAGTGGTGGGCACCCTTGTCACCTATGCCCGTGAGGATCACAAGCATGGGAGAGAGGCATTTGGCGGCACGGTGGTGGCTGAGACCAGCTACGGCTTGGCTAGTGCGCTCGGAAGTGCTACCACCCTGCCGCACTCTGATCACACGCATGGCTCACCCGCCCTGACTACTAACAACCCGGTCATTCAGGCCATCGGTGATGTGCAAGCGGTAGGTGTCTCGGCCTTCCCGTCCCGTGATGACCATCGGCACGGCATGCCGGGGTTCGCCGCCCCTACCGCCCAGACTGCGTTCGGCTTGGCGACCGCCACGGGTAGCGCCGTCACGGTTCCTCACTCTGACCACACGCATGGCACCCCGGCATTGCCATCGGTGAACACCTTGGCTGCCACCACCGGGGCGTTGAACATGGCTTCTTTCCAGATCAACGCCCTGGCTGATCCCACCAATCCCCAGGACGCCGCCACTAAGAACTATGTGGACGGTGCCATCAATGGTCTGTCTTGGAAGGCTCCTTGTGTTGCGGCTACCACGGCCAACATCACCCTGTCGGGTACGCAGACCATCGACGGCATAGCCCTGGTGGCTGGCAACCGATGCTTGGTCAAGAACCAGACCACGGCCTCGGCCAACGGCATCTACGTGGTGGCGGCTGCGGCCTGGGCCAGGGCTGCCGACTCCTCCACCGCAGCCCAGTTGGAGAATGAGGCCACCTACATCGACCAGGGCACCACCCAGGCGGGCACGGGCTGGACCATGACCACTCCGCTGCCGATCACGGTCGGTACCACTAACTTGACCTACGCCCAGTTCTCAGGTGCGGGTACCTACACCGCTGGCAACGGTCTCACCCTGACCGGCAACGTCTTCGCCGTGGGGGCGGGCACCGGCATCCTGTCGACGGCGGGCCAGGTGGCCGTCGACACCACGGTCATCGCCACCCAGGCGTTCGTGAACACTGCCGTCACCGGCATGGCGAAGAAGTATGCCGGGGCCTTGAACGGCTCGGCCTCGCCTGAGACCATCACCCATAACCTCAACACTCAGGACATCACGGTCATGGTTCACAACAGTGCATCTCCCTTCCAGTTCGTCCAGGTGGACTGGGCAGCCCTCACTGCCAACACGGTGCAGATCACTTACAACCCTGCGCTGGGTGCAGGCTGGCGAGTCGTAGTTGTCGGGTGAGTGTCGTGAAGCGTGTTAGGCTAACCCCATGCAGTGTGCGATGGAGGGTTGTACGAACATGGCTGGTAAAGGCCAGTGGGGATATTGCAAGCGACACTGGCGGCAGGAACGAGAGCGATTGGGTCCACGTCGAACTATCGTGTGGGGCACGCCAGAGGAGCGTTTCTGGGTCAAGGTCACCAGGGGCAAGAGTTGCTGGGTTTGGAAAGCCCGCCGTGGCCGGGGTGGCTATGGTCAGTTCAAGGTTGATCGTGGAGGTAAGCGGTGGGTCACGATGCCAGCGCACCGGTTCTCCTGGGAACTGGCGCACGGTCCAATACCGGATGAGATGCTCGTCCTCCATCGGTGTGACAACCCACCGTGTGTGCGACCGGATCATCTCTACCTGGGTACCCACGCCGACAATGCCAGAGATCGAGACAGCCAAGGCCGGGGCAGGCAGTGCCCTCCAGAACTCCATGCGAAAGGAGAGCGAGTTGGGTTGTCGAAACTCACTGAGGCAGCGGTGCGGGATATTCGTGCCAGATATGCCAAGGGCGGGATCTCACAGCAGGCTCTGGCTGACGAGTATGGAGTGGTACAGACCATCGTCAGCCGGGTTATTCGCCGGGAGACTTGGCGTCACGTCTGAGGAGGTGTGCCACGCCTAGATCTTATGGCATCA